ATTTTAGATTATCAAAATCGTCCAGCTCGGCTAATTCGTTAACCTCAATGCCCGTAACTTTTGCCATTGTTGCTATTCTTTCATTTACATCAACTACATATTTCTGTATTAATTGAATACGTTTACCTCTGATATGTTCTTTTAGTGCCGACAGGTCATCTAATGTAATCGGGCTCAATTCATATTCTTTATCACCAAAGGTAAATTTCTTACTGCTTGCAGTCATATCTTCAAGTTTAACTTTTTCTTTATCCGCCATGATATCCTCCTATCGTTTTAATTAATTATTTTAATTTAACTTATTTAAGCTGCATTCAAGTACCGTTAACTGATTCCGCAACTCCAAGGGTCACTCTGGGTTTTAAGTTCTAAAGTTCCATCACCTTGAATACTGATATTCTGGTCAACTAATGCATCTCTCGGGGTAGTATGGTCAAGCCCTGTAACTACAGTATCCCCTTTATAATATTGTGATGGGCTACTACCTGACGGGGTTGCTTCATAATTAGTAAATAACCTAATTTCGCAAGTTTGTCCAACCCAGTCATCTATTTCATTATTAGTTGTTTGGAAATGCTTATCTGCTGTAACTGTCCATCCGGTTAGACCTGCTATATAAGTTCTTGCTCCTGAAGTATCACAAAAATCAGTTGTTTCAAGAGTATCAGCAGTATAACTTAAAGCCCAATTATAAAATCCACATACTGGTACACCGGGTTCAGCTTCTAAAAAAGTAACTCCGGTAGATAATTCTGGGTCTACAGTTGTTACTGCTTCACTTACGGTTAATTCTCCCGCACTTACCGCTGTAATAGTATATATTCTATCGTTTGCTGTTGATGTAACACATCCTGAAACTGTAACCAACATTCCGGTAGTATATAGTTTATCTTCAAAATTTATAGCATCCCCACATGAAGTTATAGTCATACTTGCACCGGAACTAAAGACAATCGTTCCCGAAGTAGCTGTATCAGTTATTCCAGCATTAAAATAAACAGCTCCATTTTCGCCACTAATTGCTGCCATATTGCATCACCTCTCTTTTATTACCCACTATTAACTACTATTTGACAATTGTCCGGTTCCCTGAAAAGTATAACTTTGAGTAACTATACCATCACGAGGAGTACCAACATCCATTCCTGTAATTAGTATACTACCTGACCATACGCCGACAGTTCCGGTTGAACTTCTCAAATATATCGTTCCACTTCCACTTGGTACTACAGTATTAGCAGTAGAATATAAAGCATCGTAACTGCCAGTCCAGCCAGTTAATCCTGCAATATAAGTCCGTCCTCCAGAAGAGTCATCAAAATTAGTTGTCTCCAAAGCATCACCTGCATAAGATAATGTCCAACTCTTTACATAAGTTTGTGCACCGCTTAAAGTAACCGATCCGTCCTTCCCACTTAATTCCGCCATTTTTTCTTCACATCCTTTCTATTTTATTTAGATTTCTTCCCCTACTGGTACTACCGCATAATTTTTCAAGCCTATTATATTTCTTTCTTCTTTCGGCACTAACATGAGCAACCCATTTTGAGGAACTTTCTCACGATATCCAGGGAAATTGCCTTCCTGTTTCGTTTTCATTACATAACTTTCTTTAGTATTTTTAATTGGAATACCTCTACCTTTGGCTACCCCGCACCAGAAGTCCATAGTTCCTTTTTCATTGATTAAATATTCATAATTAGCATCCGGTCTCATATCCACACCGTACATATTAATTGATTTAGGATTTTGTAATATTGCCGTTGCCATCATCCATGCAATAACATTCAAGAAAAATCCCACCTTAAATTCATCTAATATTTCCATAACAGGTATTTGTGCATTATTTTTTAGAGGTTTATATATTCCTGAAGTATAAACCGGCATGCCTATATTATTTAGATTTTCAAATAGGTTCATGTCATCGTTTGTGAAATGCCCTCTCATGGGATGAGCAAAGAATATTCTATCTACGGCATGGTCCCTGTATATTACATTTGACCCCCATATTTCCACATTATCATTTCCCGGTAGTAAGTCCGGACATTGATACCAACTTGGTCCTTGAGCCAGTATTATTATCTTGTCTAAATCTTTTACAAATTCTTTCCCTTTTTGCATTTTTTAACCTCCTTAAAGATTATGCGAAACTTTTATAATTTTATAATGTAAAGCATTTTTAGTTTCTCCGTTAGAATATTGTTCTGGTGTAATTGTCAAAATATTCGTAGTTTCAGCTTTTGTTACTTTCATTCCATAATAATTATTTCTGCCTTTTCTTCTCATTAAAGTAGACCCTTTGCTTAAATGGAATTGAATTTTTCTTCCCGTTGCCTGCCCTAACCAGTATTCTAAATTTGCTTTTTCATTTTGCATATATTCCTTTGCAGTGCCAAAGTCCATGTCAACTCCAAATAGATACAGGTTTTTAGGTTTCTGCATTATAGCCAGTGCCAGCATGTAAGAAATGTTAGTCAGGAAATATGCTTCATCAAATTCCTTTATAACTTCCTGCATGGGATACCGGATATTATTTTTCAGTTCATTATATTTACCTAAAGTGTATACCGGAAATCCTTTTTCATTCGATTCTTTTATTATTTCTGCCTGCCTATTATGTTGGGTAACATAAACATCGTGCATAATAAACAGTCTGTCGACTTCCCTTGCCTTATAGGTATTATTACAGCCCCAGAATTCTGATTTATCCGGTATTTTTACAGGGCAATATCCTAATGACTGACCCCTGCCTAAAATAAAGATACTGTCTAAATCTTTTACCAGTTTCATTTTGTATACTTTTTTAGGTGCTTCTTTCGGCTTTTCTTTTTGTTCTACTTTTTGCTCTATTTTAATTTCATTTTTCTTTACCTCTTTCATATTAAACTCCTTTATATTTTTTTATTTAATTTGTGTTTCTACTCTGTACTGTACGAAAAAATTCCAAACCCCACTTTCAGCTTCACGGGTTAGATTACTCATTTCTCTTTTCATATATATGTTAGAATATCCGCTTGTGTTCAAATCATCACACCAGTCGTATAAGTCAGTCAGTGCCTTTGAAGCCGTGTTGACATCTGTTGAACTACTGTCATCATCAAATACATTAAACTGTATTAGATAGTTTTCCATAGTACTTTCAGAAGTGCCGAATACCCATGAAGGTACATCACTTATTAGAGAATATACCCCATAAGGATATACAGACTCCTGTGGTGCTTCAGTAAAGTATAAACGCCCCCCAAGTAGCACAAAAGGTGAATCTGCACCTGTAGACCCTTTAAACTTGTTATAAATCGAATTAAACAGTACTTGCATATATTCTCCTTAATTAATTACAATTAAATCGTCAAAAATATAATCTGCCGTAGAATTAGTTACCAGTCTTTCAGCACCTTCTACATAATAGTCTGGTAAGTCATATATTATTTTCATTCTTAACCCCCTTTATTTATAATATATTCTTAAACATCTTTTCTATCTTCTTTTCATTTCGATGCAATGCAGGTCTAAGGTAAGGTCTCGGTTTTAAATTTCTCGGTTCATAACCTAATTCTAAAGCCCTTGCATATTCTACATTTGTACCTACAACCCCGATTAATTGTAAATATTTATTTGTAGGCTTCCCAACACCATCTTCAGATTTTGCTTGTCCGCTTACTTTTCCATTTGCCATACCACTACCAGTCCAATTACTTGATATAGAAGCCCTAAGCCTACCGGAATCGACTGCAGGAGGCTGTCCTGGTGCTGATGCTGTATGTATCTTCCCCCCTAGTCTGGGATATTCTTTTCCACTACCAGGTTTCATAGATATCTTTGCATCACCTTCTACCATAAAACAGGCTTTAGCAACTGCTTTAGTGCCTATAGTATGTACCTTTTGTATTAGTTCCTTGTCATACCACTTAAATTTATTCATTAAACATCTTCCTTTAGTGTTATTCTTAACCGTTTATTTTGGTTTGCTCCGATATTGCTCGGATATATAATCTCAAATTTTCTTGTACCATATTGGAAAATATCTTTAGCTGTGATAGAAATTCCAACTGGAAAATCAATATAAAAATAATGCGATGATATAACAGTTAATTTATCTGCCGATAATCTTTCTGCTCCTCGAATATTTGATAATACACCTGTTATATATCTAAGGTTAGTTTCTGTTTCTGTCCAGCCACCAGCAGGGTCAACAGTTTTAGTAATTCTTTTGAGTTCCATAGTGACCTTTTTTCCAATCAAATTAAAACCCTCCTAAATTTCGATAATATTAAAATTGCCTCTTTTGGGATATCTCCATCCTCACATTTTACTTTTACATCGCCTACCCAATATTCTTTAGTACCGAATAATTCCTCTTTTCGTCTATCATAAATTGATTTAGTTATAATCTTAATTGCTAATTGTAAATCAGAAGGCATTGTAGTGCTTGTATAACCTGCAGTATCTTCTATAAATATATTTCTATAACCTTCTGGCCAGCACATGCCTCGATATATTTCACCCCTTGCAGGAGATACTTCAAAATCATCAATCGCCTGGTCTGGTATATCTAAATATACCCAGTTACTATCAATGGCACTTTTGCCGAACATTTCAACCAATTCGCTTGATTTAAAGCTGGTATAATCACTACTTTCTATTACTGCCGACCAGCTACT